CCTGCGCCGCCGTATTGAGCCCGTCGACGTACGCCTCGAGGGCGTCGATCGCCTGGGCCGTATTCCGGTCGATCAACCCGAAATCGGCCGCGAGCCCCGCGAGCGAGGGCTTCGCCTCCGTCGCCGCCGCATCGGCGCTCTTCGTCGCGTCGACCATGTGGTTGATCGCGTTGGTCACCAGCGGATCTTCCAGAATGATCTTCCCGAGCGCCTCCTTGACGTTGTCCCAGGCGTTGGCCGCCTGCGCGACCCGGCCCGAGTACGTTTCGATCGCGGCCGCCGCCTGGCCGCCGAACTTCTCGTTGATGACATCGAGCACCGCCGCGAACCCGCGTGAGGCGACGTCGGCCTCGTTGACCGTGATGCCGTACCGCCCGAGCGCCGTCGTGTGCCCGGCCGCCGCCTTCGCCACGAGATTCGTGGCCTGCTCGAGACCGATGCCGAGACCGGACGCCAGATCGGTCGAGGCCTTGAGGGCGGCCTGCATCTGGCTGGGCATCACGTTGCCGACCAGCGTCAGCAACTTTTCCATCGCCTGGATGTCCTCGTCGGCGTACTTGGTCGTGTTCTGGAACGTGGTGGCGAGCGCGTTGTATTGGCTGATGACTTCGGGCGTCGCCAGCCCATGCTGCCGCAGCGCCGCCGTCAATTGCACGGTGGCATCTTCCTGTTTGCTGTACGCGGCGACCGACTCGCTCACAAATTCGGTCAGGGTGTGAAACGCCGCCGACGTCGCCCCGATGATGGCCTCGGACGACACCATCCCGGTAAAGGTGGCGGCGATCTGCGTACTCAGCCCACTGAACGCGGTGCCCGTCTCCGTGGCGGCCGGCGCCAGCTGGGAGAGCTTCGTCGCCGCGGTGTCCGCGCTCGACTCCATCCCCTTGACGGCGGTGGTCGCCTTCGCCGACTCGTTGACGAACGCGGAGAAGTCGGCGAGCAGCGTGCCGGTGAGCGCCATCAGTCGGCCTCGGGATGGTTCAGGTGATCGACGAGCACGTCATAGACGGCGCGCGGGAGCGCGTCGACCCACTCATACCGCCACCCGCCCATCGCGCGGCAGATGTTCATGGTGCTGAGGACACGGGTGCGAAAGACGGGGTCTTTTTTTTTGTGTCGACCGCCGCCTGCTCGGCGGCCTCGTGTTTGTCGAGCGCGGCGGTGATCTCGCGCACCGTGTTCTTGTCGAGCGCGCCGATCGTCGACCGGCGATCGGCCTCCGGCATGTCGAGGTCGTACGGCAGCGGCTGGCCGTTGAGGCCGACCAGCGACCAGCTCACGAGATACGCGATCGCCTTGGCGAACGGCTTGCGGTCGACGAGCGCGGTCAGCAGCTCGAGGTACTGCCCGGCGTTCAGTTCCTTCTGCACGTCGAGGTGATCGCCGTCGGAGAGCGGCAACCGCACGACCTCGGGCGCGACCACACGACAGCGACTCATTCAACGCACCACGGATTCCGGCGGCCCGAGCGTCGCGGTCAGCGACGCCTCGGACCGCACCAGGGATGTGATCGGCCACCGCCACTCGCCTCTCGGATGTTTCGCCGAAAAGACGAGCGGCGTCTGCGCCATCTTGAACGCGTCGGCCAGGACCACCGTCGCGCGTAGCGACCACGTCCGCAGCGTCTTGTCCGTGGGCGCGACCGTGTAGCCGTGAATGGCCGCGGCGGTGTAGTGCCCCCACTTGATCGATCCGATGTCGCCCGACAGCACGCCGCGCCTCTACGGATGCGTCCACGGCCCAGCGGCCACGAACGACCCGGTGATGGTGACCGAGCTGTTCGCCGGGCACGAGATCTTGCCGTCAAGCAGCCCGCGGCCCGAGAAGTGCGGCGGCGTCGAGCCAAGGCTCGTCGGATAGAGCTCGAGGTACGGCGCGACCGTGCCGAAGATCACCGAGAAGATCACCAGGCCATCGACCGGGTCGTACTGGCCGCCGAACGTGCCTTTGAGGTCGGGCAAGCCATCGACGTACACCTGGTTGGTGTCGGCGAAGCACGTCACCTTGACGTGGTCCTTCGCCATGTCGAGGTCCCACTTGTCGAGCGAGGCGACCAGCACCGCGGTCGCGCCGCCGACGCCCGTGGGATCCATCTTGATCTGCCCGCTTTTGCCGTGAATGCGATCAATTGCTGCCATCGTGTGCCCTCAGATGCCGTGGGTTAGCCGACGAGCGGGGCGACCATCACGTGCAAATGGCCGCCGCAGCGGTTCCAGCGAATGGACGGATCGATGTCGTCGACTTCGACCGACTCGAGTTCTTCCTCGAATTGCGTGAGCATCGCGCCGTAGCCGGTCATCGTCAGCGCGGTATCGGTGAGCAGCGTCGTGATCCGCGCGAACGCCTGTTCGACGTCGGCGCCGCTGGTCGTGAGGGCGCGCGCCTCGACCAGGTAGACCGTGTCCTTGTAGGCCGGGCCACCGAACATCGGGATTTCGGCCGACGAGACGAGCGACAGAATGACAAACCGCGTCGAGCCGGCGGGCGCCTCGGCGAACCACGCGCCATCGGGCAGCAGCACGCGGAGCGGCGCATCCTGCTGCAGGATCTGCAACAACGCGATCGTGACGGTGGCGACGTTAAGGAGTGCCATTGACGGTCAGGCCCATGTCGACGAGCACCTGCGGGATCGGGCCCCCGTAGAGGCCGCGGCGCGTGCGGATCAGCGTCGCGCTAAAGATCGGATTGGCCGGCATCGAGCCACGGTTCGCGCCGATCGCAATGTGCCGCGCCTGGCTACCGCGCTCGAATACGGCCGCGTGTCGCGAGGTATTGATCACGACGCCCTCAGTGCGCGTGGCGTCCGTGTGCATCACGACCGCCAGGTGGTTCTTGAGATCGCCCGTGCGCGTCGGATACCCGGCGTAGATCGCGCTCTTGGCCGTCTGCGCGGCGGTCTCAACCGCCGGCGCGGCGGCCTGCGTCAGATCGGGCGCCAGCGTGGTGAACTGGTCGACGAGCTCCTGCAGCCCCGTCCACTGAAACCACACCGACGCGCCGCCCGGCCCGCTCACTCGACCACCTCCGCGCACACGAGGTTCAACTGCACGTGGCGTTCTTCGTAGTCGAAGATCCCGAGCACCGACAGGCTGCGCCCGTCGTAGAGGAATCGCGTTTTCGTGGTCAGGCCCGTGCGGTACGGCACGGTCACGATATGCGTCGCCATCGACAGCACCGTGCCCGCGGTGATCTGCTCGAGCGACGCCTGCGACGCCGGCGTGATGCGCGCAAACTCGGCCGGCGGCAGGTCGATCCACGACTCGACCCAGCCGGTCCCATCGGGCACGGGCGGGCCGGGTTTCTGGAACAGGCCCTGGTGCAGCCGTCGGCCGCTCGCGATGTACGCGCTGGTCGGACTCATGCGACCACCGGATCGTGATAGGCGCGGAGGAGTTCGCGGATCATCACGCTGAGGTCGCCCTCCCCGCTCGGCCGCGGCACGCCCTCGAGATCATCGCCGCGGAACCGATAGAGCTCGCCGGCCTGCAGGAGAATGCCGGCGACGACGACCGGCGGCACGGTGTCCACCGTCCACGCGGCCGCGGCCGTGCGCCAGAACTCGCTCCGGCCGATGTAGTCGAGGATCGCGGCTTCGGCCTGGTCGGCCATCGCCTGCAGATCCTCGTCGTCGGCGGTTGAGGTGATCCGCAGGCGGCGCTTCACTTGGTCCAGCGTCACGAAGATCGCCACGGCTACGCCTTGCCGTCCTTCCCGTAGTCGCGGCCGCGTTTGACCATCAGCGTCCACGCCTTGGCGCCGTCGCCGGGCCGGGTCGCGGTCGCCTCGTTGCAATGCCAGGCCGAGCCGCCCGCCGTCACGATCTGCCCGACGTTGTAGACCTGGCCGTCGGCGAACACGCCGCAATATTCGAGGCCGGGCGCGCCGTCTTTGCCCGGCGGGCCTGGCGCGCCGTCCGGGCCGGGCTGACCGGGCGGGCCGGGGACGGGCGGCTGCGTCTCGAGCGCCACGAGCCGGTCGCGCATGGTGCCGATCTCGGTCGTGGCGGTGACGAGGCCGGCGAGTTGCGTATCGACGACCTGCACGCGCGTCGCGACCTCGGCGAGCGCGGTCCGCACGACGTCGCGCACGACGGGGGCGATCCCCTCGACCAGGGCGGCGAGCTCCTCGGCGGTCATGCGGCCAGCGCCTTCGTGAGCAGGTGCCGCACGGTCGCGGCGACCTGGTCCGCGGGCACCTGGTCCGCAGCCGGCGCCGCCGCCATCGGCGCGGGCGCGGGGGCCGCGAACGGATCGTTCTGATCCCGCTTAGCCAGGGCCTTCAGCGAGAACATCTGCTGCTGCATGTACGGCGTGTCGCCGCCGGTGACCGGCGGGAGCCCGAAGTATTTCCACCGCGCCTCATCGGGCGACATCGCCCCGGCGCCAATCGCATCCGCCGCGGCTTTCGTCTTGGTGGCGGTGTCCATCCACACCAGGTCGTCGATGTCGAACTGGGTCCCGTACTGCGTGCCGTTGATCGGATCGGCCAGGCCGAGGCCTTCGTCGAGCAGTTGCTCGAAATTCGTCAGCAGCGACTGCAGGCACTGCGAGTAATACAACTGCAGGAGCGGTTCGACGCCGGTCGCAAAGTGCGGCGCCGCGCCCAGGCCGATCATGAACGACGGGACGTGGAAGCAGCTGCACACCGTCTCGGCGGTCCACTTCAACTGCTCGATCAGTTGCGCGTCGACGGCGTTGACGATCATCGCTTCGTACTTGAGGCCGTCGCCGAGCACGGCAACCTTGCCGACGTTGGCGCCGGTGAAATTCTGATCCCAGTAGTCTTTCAACCGTTTGGCGGTCTCGTCGTTGATGGCGCCTGGCGCGGTCAACACGCCGCCGGGGTTGCTGCCGTTGGCGAAAAACTGCGACGAGTTGTTTTGAATGGCGAGGCCCTGCATCGCCGCCAGGCCGCACGCGTAGATCGGCGAGATGCCCACGAGCGGATGGAACAAACAGACCATCGTGTCGTGGATGATTTCGCGCGCCGGCACGGTGATACTCGTCACGCCGAGCCCGGCGAGATCGCCGCCGAGGTTGTCGCGGCTGCACTCGTAGTAGACGCCGCCGTCGGGCGCGACCAGCGGCCGCACGCGCGACGGGTCGAGCACGTAGAGCCCGACCACGACGCCGCGCTGGTCGCGTTGTTTCAAGACGTAGGTGTTGCCCCAGACCAGCTTGGACGTGATCCACTGTTCGACGAACTTGTGCGCGGTTTGATAGCGGTTCGGTTTGCGGAGCACCGGCGAGAACGCCGGGTTGCTCGTCTCCTCCCAGGTCCCGTCGCCGGTCAGCGCCATCAACTGCAGCGCCAGCTTGCCGATGTCGGAGGCGATGAGGGTGACGCACGCGAACACCGCGAAATAGGTCAGCGCGACATCGCGGCGGGCCTCCATGTTGACCTGCCACGCGCCCGTGAACGGTTCGCGGACCGTGATCGGCCACCAGCCATTCGAGCGGCCGCCGACATCCTGCAGCGGCGGCGCCGCTTTGAGCGTGAGCTCGAGACGCCGCCCGAGGACGGTCGCGCCGAACGTCGCCATGCCTACCGGGCCGCCGTGACCGTGAACGTCAACGCGTTGCTCGCGCCGACCGTGACCGGGACGGCCGCGGCGGCAGTGAGGGCGGCCGCGTCGACCGGGGCCGACAGGGCCGTCGCCGACCCGAACGTCGTCGCCAGCGGCGCGCCGTTCCAGGCGACGACGTCGGCGGCCGTGAACCCGGTTCCGGCCACTTGCAGCGTGAACCCGGCCGCGCCCATGACGGCCGTCGACGGGGTGAGACTCGCCAGGACCGGCGCGACGGGCGGCGGGGCCTCGGTCCAGCCCTCGATCGAGACAAACCCGTTCCCGCGCAAGGTTTCCGCCAGCGCGCGATCGGTGACGGCGTACGTTTCGCCTTCAAGATGCGTGGTGCCGTACTCCGTGTGATAGACGCGTGCGGTCACGTCCACCGAGTCATCGGCCATGTTTGGATCCTTTTTTCGACGGGGTGGGGGCCGCGACGTCGCGCACGACGGCGAACCCGTCGCGCGTCAACGCCTCGACGAACGGCTCGGGCACGTGGATCACGTCGCCAACGCGCGGGTACTGGCCATCCCAGTACCCGTCGCGCTGAACTTCCATCGCGATCGTGAGGTCGTCGGGCATGGCGTTACGCGCTATAGGTCGCGACCGTGTACTGCACGCAGCCGGCGCGGGCCTTCTTCCAGTTGATGAACCGCTCGGCGCGCAGGCCGACCAGGTTGTTCTGCCACAACGACGTGAACACCGTCGTCGCCAGCGCCGGATTATCGGGCGCGGTGTCCATCTGCACCGACGCCTCTTGCGACACGTCGATCGTCACGCCGCCGTCGTCCGCGTACAGGATGCAATCGGGCTGCACCAGCGCGACGGTGGTGCCCATCGCCTGGCTGGGGACGACCTGAATGCCGCCCATGACGGTGCCGCCGCTCATGCTGAGATTCGGGAACAACGGTTGCCCAAGCGAGTTCAGCGAGTTGGCGAGGGCGAGCGCGTTGGTCGTCGACATCAGCAGCACGGCGCCGCCGAGCGGGATGTTCGCGGCGGCCATCGCATTCGACAGCGCAACAATGTCGGTGCGCGCGTTGGCCGGCGACGTGCCGGCGGTGGTGATCGGGGTCACGCCGTTGGTCACCGAGCCCGGCGAGACGCCCGCGACCGCGGCCTTGGTCGGGTCGGTGAACTCGGTATCCAGGAACGCCGCGATCCCGTTGATCATGTCCTGGCGGATGACCGCCTCGGCCGACGGCGTCGACGTGCGCGCGAGCTCGAGGGTGATCACGACGATCCCCGCGCACTTCGTGATCGTCAGCGAGATCGATCCGAACTGCAGCTTGCCGACCGGCTTGGGCGCGCCTTGGCCGACCCACTGATACGTGCCGCCGCCGGTCTGCGAGGCGATGGTGACGTTGAACGGGACGTGGCGGAACCCGGAGACGCGGCCGAGAATCGTCGCCGGCCGCAGCAGTTCGAGGAACTCGCTGGTCAGCGGCGTCAGCGGCGCGAGCGGCCCCGCCCAGGTGGCGTCGGTGGTCGTGCCGGCCGCGGTCGCCGCCTTCAGCACGAGCCCGACCTCTGGCGTCGAATCCTCCCAGCGTTTGGCGAACTCGATCGCCTCGTACCGCGACCCCTTGGTCGCCGCCAGCGCCTGGCAGTAGCGCACGAACCCGGTGCCCTTGGGCAGCTGCGAATGCATCGTGATGACGGGGAGCCCGCGCTGCTCGCTGGCCGCGCCCGCGCTCGCCTGGACCGGACGCGCCTGGGCGATCGTGGCGGTCTCGAGCGCGTGCAACCGCACCAGGTGCGCGTCGATCGCCTTGACCTCGGCGGCGATGCCGTCGTATTCGGCCGTCTGGACGTCGTCGAGCGTGGCGCGATCTTCCGCGGCCGTGGTCATGATCGCGGTCAGCCGGGCGGCCTTGGCGGCGCGCGTGTTCTCGTAACCGGTGATCTGTTCGCTGATGGGTTGCATGGCACTTCGGGGGCGCAACTCCCTGTCGCGGGAGGGATGACGGCCAGACGCGGCCAGGTCGAGGGCTTTGATCGACGAAATCGTGGCGCCGGCGTTGGCCGGGATCGCCACGAGCGAGAGTTCCAGAATCTCCGACTTCAGAAAGCGAATCCCGCCGGTGTCCTTGTTGAACGTCTGCTCGATCGGCCGCATCCCGACCGAGACGCCGGCGAGCAGGCCGGTCTTGATGCTCTGCCACGCTTCCTCGATGCGGTCGCGCAGCGTGCCCGGGGCCGTGATCGTCGGCAGCGTCGCCGTGAACCGCAGGCCCGCGGCGGTCGGCCGATCGAAGGTCACCGTCCCGACGGGTTTCTGGGTGTCGTGGTACAGCAGCAGCGGCAGCGGATTGGCGTAGGAGAGGCCGAGCGGTTCGACGATGTCACCGTGGCGATCGGCGGCGGGCGTCGACGCCATGCCGGTGATGGTGCGTTGCTCCTGGTCGACGGCCTTGACCGTCAGCACCGAGTAGGCGCGGGTGAGCAGGGGCACGCCGCACAGAATGCGGCCGGCTCAGCCTTTTGTGCGCCGGAAAGGTCGGCGCTCATCGTAATCGCTCACGAATTCGCTGACCGCGTCGCGGATGATGCCCGACATGCCCGTCCGATTGTCGCTGGCGACGCGTTGCAGATCGAGGCGTTGCGCCGGGGTGACGCGCACATAGATCCGCGCCGTCACCGGCACGTCATGGAGCGGCGGGCGACCGGTCGGTCGTTTGCTCATGGTGTCCCTTTCATCCCACGACGAGAATCTGATACACCGGCGGCGCCTCGCCCGGCGTCACCAGTGGCGCCAATCCCTGCAGAATCGCGTCAATGCCGTCGATCTTGTTCGGCGAGTCCTGGTGCTCTTTGCGCGGCCACAAACTGTCGTCCTGCCCGCGCGTCACGACGGTGTTGCTCGCCATCCACTTGAGACACGAATTGCCGTCGTGCCGGAACCGGCGATGGCGCAGCCGCGTCTCGAGCTCGCGCGCCGGCGCCGTCATGCTGCGCCGGTCCTTGGTGAGAATCGCCGCCGGGAGCCCGTCGTCGTGGAGATTCGACACCAGAATCGGCGAATCCCACTGATCGAACCGGATCGCTTCGACGCGAAACTGCCGGCACCACGCGCGGATGTCCGCTTCGATGCGCCGCTGGTCGATGAAATCGCCGTCGGTCAACTCGAGGATCCCGCTGCGCGTCCACGCCAGATACTCCGGCACCGTGCGCGCCCGGTGTGCGACCACGTCCCGCGGCAGGTAGAACTTGACAAACGCGTGCAGCACGTCCGCACGTTCGAACAGCAGCGCGACGGCGGCAATATCTTCGCGGCGGGCCAGGTCGACACCCATCCAGCACGGCGCGCCGGCGAAGTCCTCGAGCCGCAGCGTGGGATCGGCGCACGCATCCCAGTCGGTCATCGACAGCCAGGTCTGGGCCGACTGCGCCCACTGCGAGCAGATCTTGACGCGGAACTCGCCCTCGAGGCCGCTCGTCTGCTGCGCGTCGTGGCAGTAGGACGTGACCCACTCGAGCGTCGGCGTCACGCCGAGCATCGGGTTCGCCTTCACCCAGACGCGCGCGTCGCGCCAGTCGTCGCCGTCGTCCAGCGTGAAAATGATCCCGAGGAAGTGATCGGCCTCGAACACCTGTTGCAGCACCTTGGTCAGCGTCGTGCGGAGCGCGTAGCCGACCGACAGCAAATCGTACCCGGCCGTCGTCGGGCACAACATCAGCGGGTTCGCGCGCGCGCCCTGCGCGCTTTTCAGCACGTCGTGCAGCCCGAACTTCTGCGCGTGCGACTCGTCGAGCACGATGCAGCTCGGGTTCAGGCCGTCCTGCGTCGACGCCTTCGCGTTCACCGGTCGGATGCTGCCGTCGGTCGTGATGATGGCGTTGGCCAGCGCGCGCGCGCCGAGCTGCCGCAGGATCGGCGACCGCTCCACCATCTTCGCGGCGATGCCGAACACGATGCGCGCCTGGCTGCCCGTGGTCGCCCCGCACACGACCGACGCGCCGGGCTCCTGTTCCTTCAACAGGTGGAACAGCGCGACGCCCGCCATCAGCGTCGACTTCGCCGCCTTGCGCCCGACCTCGAAATACAGCAGCGTGAATCGCCGCCGGGCCGGCGCCGCGCGATGCCGCCACCCGAACAGGCTGCAGACGAGGAACAGCTGGCACGGCTCGAGGTGGATCGTCTCGGTCTGCCACCGGCCCTCGACGTGCGGCAACTGCTCGAGGAACGTGCACGCCTCGACGGCGTGCGCGTCCGACCAGGTGTAGGCCCACGCGTCGTCGGTCGCCGCCCGCACCGTGTCCCGGTCCTGCCGCGCGCAGGCCAGCCGCACCCACTGGCAGGCCGTCTGGCGGCCGCTCAGGACGTCGGCCACGTACTGGCGGGCCACCCCCACGTAATCGCGTCCTGAGCCCACCAGGACGGGCGCCGCACCCCGCCGCGACCGCGGCTTCGACCGGCGCCGATACGGGTCCAAATACCCCCGCCGCGCCTTCTCGGCGTCCGAGACCCGCGGCCGGCCGCCTTTGTTGCGTTTGGGCCGTTTTTGGCCGACTTTATGCGGTTTAGTGGGTGACAAAGTCCGACCCGGAGGGTTTCCCGACTACCCCTGGATGTAATAAA